TTATCTGTTTCTTTTCATCCTCTGATAATGTTTTATTTATTGAAGAAATTTTACCCTCTACTTTTTTCATTATAATCTGATCTATTTCTTCATACGATCTGGAATAATTCTTTTTTTCTTTGTAAAAAGAAAATGTGCCGACAATAAACAATCCAAGCAAAGCATATATTAAAGCACGTTTTAACTTTAATCTAGATTCTGGAAAAAATAAAAAATATTTTTGACTTTTAAAATATCTTTTAGTACCTATTTTTTTTATTATCCAATTTATAACTATAACAAATATACTCTGTTCTTTCTCTTCTTCTTCTAAAAGAACTTCTTCTCTAGCTTTATTTTCTCCATATACAATAGTTCCTATTGCTTCTAGTATAAATCCTAACACTATTAACAATACTGCATTTATTATTGTTATATATAAAAGTAATCTATAACCGTTGTACTTTTCTAAAAATTGCTGAGTAAAAGTAAAATTAACTTGTACAAAAGTAAAAATAGCAAAAAACAATCCCATCATAGTTAAAATTTCGGTCTTAATTTCGGTTGTAGTTTTCTTCATTTTTTCAAAATCAATTTCCAATTCTATTGACTTAAAATGATGAGAAACTGCAAAATATTTATCCTGCTCCTTGGAATTTGAATATGAAACGTCAATTTTCATAAATTGTTTATAGTATGCCTGATAATTATCCTTATTTATCTTTTTTTCGTAGCATAAATTATATAATTCTAAAATTTTGTTATTTATTGTTTCTTCTGTTTTCAAGATAAAAGTTTCTGTTTTGACTTCAACATTTTTTTCATCTAATTTTATACTTTCATATTTGTCTTGTTTTATTTTTTGTTTTTCCTTTTTATCTTCTTTTCTCATTACCTTTTACCCCTATACATTGTAATTCCATTGCGATTATGAAAATTAATAATATCCCTATGAGGCATTACTTCATTTCTTGGAGTATTAATCCACGGTTCATATTGATGAGTTGAATATACTAAATCATAGACACTATAACTACTTAGTCTATCAAGCATTGCCCCCAAAAACTCTTGTTCTTCATTATTCAAATCTGTATTATCTGCTAGTCTCTCTTTAATCTCATCTTTCCCATATATTTTATAATATTCGTATACTTCTCTTACAATTGGACCATAATCTAAAGCAATAAAATCATCATCGAACAATTCCTTCTTAAACTGATGAAAAAAAAGTACAAACAGATAATACAAAGTTTTTTGTAATCTTAAATTCGTCATAGATTGATTGTGCAGATTACTATAATTAACAATGAATTTTGCTATATTTAACGCTCTCATATTATCCTCCTTTTTTATAATATATAGTTTTTATATATTAGCATTTTTTGTAACAAAAAGTAAACAGAAAAGTTGATTTTTTACACTTTTTTTATTAAAAAATTCACCTCTATTAACATTTTGTCTACATTATAATTATACCTCAAAAAATAAAAAAAACAAAAAATAGTTAATTAAAGGCTCAACTTAATTAACTATTATAATCTTTGTTATGAAAAAGATTTATGTTGTTTTTCCAAGTTGATAATAACATATTTTCTTTTATTTTTCAATAAAAAAAAGATGGCCATTTTACTGGCCATCTCGAAAAATAGAATAATATAAAAATTTTTAATTTTATATTCTTATAAAAATCACATTACATAATGCTACTATTAAAGTTTTTATCTATAGTATATTATACCCTGCTTTTTTAAAAAGTCAATCCTTTAATTAATAAGTTCTTTTATGTGAGCGACAAGTTCATTTTCAATAGTTTGCATATGTGCTTCTACTATTCTTATCGCTTTGTCATAAAGTTCATTTTCTTTTGCTCCATCCTCTTTTAAATCTGCCAGAATATTCATTAATACTTTTTTAGTTTCTGCAAACTCATTTTTGAATATTCCGTAAATTATCTTGAAAGTGATATCATCTATAATGTCATGCATATCTGTTTCAAAGTCTATAAGCTTCACATCAAAGAATGTGTCTATTTCCTTATTTATTACTGCCCAGTTCTCTTTGATGTGATTATTCCTTATATACTTTATCACTCTCTTCTGTATGCTCCATCTGATGTCCCGTATCTTAAGTATCAAGGCTATTTCTAGCCCTTTTCCTTTCAGATAATCACTGTTCAGCTGTTTCTCTAACTTTGCCATTGTGGATATCATTTTTTCAAGATACCCGAACATGCGTTGCTGTTGAGTTAAGAATATAGTACATATTACCACTGTAACTCCTAACTCAACAATATCTTTAACCAAAAGTGGATTCAACTTTATTCCCCCTCGACCGTTATAGTATAGCAGGATTTGCTTTCTTTTCTATGTTAAATATACCCTGCAATACTACTCTTAAATCGCAGTTCTTTTTAGCCTCTTCTAGTGCTATTGTTAATGCTTCTTCTCCTATTTCTTCAACAAAATTTGGAATGAAAGGTCTGTCAATTGATTTCTCTTTTTCCAGCAGATCCTCTAATTTTTTCCAAAAACCATCATGAACTTCCTTAAATTTTTCTATTCCTGCTTTTCCTTTACTTAAAATCTCTGTTTTGTAAATTAATGTTTTTCCTAACTCAATTATCTTTCCTGTTATATAAATTTTTGCTGCTAATCTGTCCATAATTATCTTCTCCTTTATTATTTTATATTATTTTTATTTTAAGCTACATGACAGGCTCAAATTTGCATTTAAACTTGTCAGATAACCTTTTATATCTAAATTGTTTTTAAAACTCTTATATTCAAAATATACAAGCTATTTTTTTATAGACTCAATTTTTTCATTTTTTGAGCCTATAAAATTTTTTAGACTTAAAATTTCAAAAAATTAAATCTTAAACCAAAAAATCCTTTAAAAATTTTTCTTTTCTTACAACCCGGTTAAGCCAACCTTTCAGAAAAACTTTCTGATTAGATTTGCTCGCTACAATGCCGTGATAAAACTTTCTTTGCAGACTGTGATATTTTTCTAAAAATTTTTCAGAATCAACTGTATTCAAAGCTTCAATTGTCTTGTTTCCTATTTTTCCATCTACAACAAGATTGCATCCAAGTTCATTTAAAGCTTGTTGTGCTTTTTTAGCACCCCAAGTTCCGCTGTTTACTATCCAGTCGCATACAGATAAAGCTATCTTATCGTCTTTTATTTCATTGAGTCTGTTCCCGTGATAATACTTCTTATCATAGATATTTCTTGCTACTTCTAAAGGCATGTCTTTCATATGCCCATTATATCCATATTTTCGTGCTTCTATCTCTATTATTCCGTACTTTGTCTTACCTCCTTTGTCAAATTTATCATTACTATATCCGCCCTCAACTTTCAGCAGATAATCAAATATTTTTTCAAATCTATCCATTATTTCACTTCCTTTTCTTTTATTAGTTCCATGTCCTTTAAGTATTTATAAAGTTTGCTCGGATTGAACTGATACCCAACTCTATCCTTTAATGACTTAAGCTTATAAGTCAGAGTAAACTGTAAAGCATAATCTATAGCATTTAAGCAAAATTCCGAACAAAAATATCTGTCATCGTTCTGTACTTTGCTTGCATAGAAAAACTGTCCTAATATGCCCAAGTAGTCGTAGCCTTTACCCTGTGCCGTATTATAAAACTCTACAATATCCTCAGCTCTGACACTGCTATCCATTTCAAAAATTTCAAAGTTTTTCTGATATTTAAAAGGTCTTTTTCTAACTCCGCCAGGGTTTGAAAGGAAAACTTGATTATTATAGATAAACTCACAGTGTGAGTATTTTCCAAGTGTCCACGTAGATATTAATAATCCAACTATGCTTTTTGGTCTGTGAAAACTAATATATAGCTTATCCTTTTCTAACTGCATATTACCTCCTTTATTCGCAAATAACTTTTTTAAGTGTTTCTCCTCTAATTTGTGCATATCCAACAAACACTGGTTTTGGTTTAGAAGCTACTTTTCTAATTTCTTCCAAAATTTCTTCAGTAGTTTTTCGTTTAAGAATACTCCTGTCATTAGTTCTATTTCTGAACATACTACCTCCTATTCATGTTTTTATTCGTGAGATTAATCGTGTTAAAATCTCACAATTAATCTACATATTTTTGTAAGCTTTTTCGTATCTGTCTTTAGCGTCATATTCTTTAAGCTCTTTATCTGTTAAATTTTCTAGATTATGCGACAGCAGTGTCTCAGTCGCCATCGCCTTAGTTGTATGTGCCTGCATTATATTTGCCATTCTCAGCATGTCCTGTAAGGTCAGATTAACATATTTTTCGCTGTTATCCTTCGTGTAGAATTTCCAGTTTTCAAATTCCGTCTTTTTCATAGCCTGGCACATTACTACTATTCTAGTTAAATTTGACTGGTCTATACTTCTATTGTTCTGTAAATATTTCACGCCTTTTACTTCAAATTCAAACGGAGCTACGTCGTATTCTAGCCTTAACTCATAGAGTTCCTTTTTTATTTCTTCTATCCGTTTATCCCTGTCAAATACAATCTTTCCATCTTTTATTGTCTCGCATTTCTTTAATTTTACTATTTTTCCATTTACAAAATAGTTATCAGGGGCTATCTCTACTTCCTGATATTCTATTTCCTCGACCACATCTCCAGCCATTGTCGGAGCTATCATACTAGCGTCTGTATTTGTGCTTAAGACTAATTGAGTGTCTTTGTTGTACATAACTTTAAGAGTATCTTTATCAAATTTCTTAAGCTCCTCGTACCAGTCCTTATTATCTTTATCAAATATACCATAGTACTTAAATCCATCTTCCTCTTCTATTATCCTAACTTCATTTACTTCAAATTTCATTTTTTACTCCTTTCTAAACAAATGGAACATTTACCCAGTTTCCTGCACGATACATCTGCAAAGCCCTGAACTGTAAATAGTCCAGTGTATAGTTCCTGTCGTCATTGATTCCGCCAGTAACAACATAGCCGTTCCTTTCTCTCATTTCGTTTCTCTGCACTTCAGCCTGAATGTATCCAGCCAGTCTTATATTCAGAACTGTATCAGTATCTCTTGCAGTCCACAATCTATTTATGTGACCTCTTAAATCTACCCTGTCAGCATCCATCCCGTTCATTCTGTTATCCCGTACAGCCATGTCTATATGATCCATTATTTCACACCACTGATCGTTATTTCTGCCATGAACCCTGTAATAAGCCCTACCCCCATTTGTGTGAAATCCTCCCATGTATGCCCCGGCAGAACTGTACATATATAAATGATTAGATATCCATGTATCCGTTCCGTTAGTTCTTACTACCCAGTCGTTCCTGTTATTGTTTCTGTATCCTTTGTCAAAAGGTATAAAAGGGCTCAGGTCAGGCTTTGGACTTACCTGCTTTATCGTCTGATAATTGACAAGACCGTAGTCTGTTTCGTTCGCTGGCTTTAACAGTTTACTTAAAAACTTGACAAGTCCCCGAACTGTCAATATTTTTGTGTGATCTAATGTTTCAATCAATTTAGCCCATTTTGTTTTTCCACTTTCTTCATTGTTTCCCGTATTTTTTTCAATTATTTCTTTCAATTTATCAGAATCAGTCTCAGCTTCTGTGTTAGAATAGAGCTTTGCTATTCCAAGAGTGTTTTCAGATGCCTGTGTTATCAGCTCAATTAAAAAATGATTTCCAGTATAAATTAAATTTACTATATTGTCTTTTATAAGACTTTTAGATTTAAGATTTTCATTATCATTAAACTTAAGTGAGTAATTATTATTTTTAAAAACAACAACCGGATTATCAAAGCTATTTGTTTTTGGAATTACAAATTTCAATTTAAGTCCTTCAAATAATTCTTGTTCACTTTCTAAATTTTTAATTACATAAGCATCTACTCCTGAACCATAATTTTCAGAATATTCTGTTTCAACAAAATACACTCCGTTTTTTTGCATTTCATTAAAATCATTAGAGCTTATTACACTACCTCTTGTCTGTATAACACCCCTAAAAGGGGTAATTTCTTTCACTTCGTTGTCTCCAACAGTTACAGAAGGATTTCTTATTTTAAATAGATTCGAATGTTCATACACTCCACGCAAAAATTTTTTAATGATAGGCATTCTCTTTTTCCCTCCTTTTAATCATTAAGTTCCAACATTTCATCAAGATTATATTCATGTCTGTCATATTCATATCTAACATCACTTTTAACAATATATTTCTGTTTTTCTCCTTTACAGTTTATTAAAAATTCTCCATCCAACATTTCCCAACAATCTATAATTATTCCTGCTGCTTTTATTGATTTTAAAAATAATATAATTTCTCGAATATTTACTTTTTTCAAAATCCTTAATTTAATGTGACGTACTTTAATATTTTTGTCAGAATTATAATCAAAAATCTGTATTCTATGTTTTTCAATATTAAAAAAAATGGATATAGCATTAACAATAAAATTAAAATCAACTCTTCCTAATCTTAATAAAAATGATAATTTTAAAAAATTTCTATACTCTTCATCTGTTCTTCCACTTCTATAAATTTTGAATTGTGAGCCAAACAAATCAAGTTCTTTTTCAAGCAATTTATCAATGACATCAGAAAACAATACTTTTTCAAAATGTTTATCATACAATTCAAATCCTTTAGAAATTATATTGAACATTTTTATGTTATTCTGACC